TTCCTTTTCTCGCCTGGTTGATCGCGCTCAATACTTGTAATTTTGCTTCATCCCGATAAATCGGCCGCAACGTTCGGATGGTTGCTTCTAAAGCGTCCGATAAAGTTTTAAGCTTGCCGATCGAGTCAGTAACATTCTGGATTCTGTTATTAACTTCTTCCAGTGACTTATTATATTGAGCGGCAACTTTTTCGCGTTCGGCATTGACAGAGTTTTGCAGATCGGAAAACGCGCCATTAAGCGCGACACCTGCATTCTGCTTGATGGCACTTGCCATTGATTCTGCTGCTGCATCAGCTGCGCTATTAACTGTAAATAACGCGTCACCCAAATTCAGAAGCTTGATTCTGGTTTCGTCGGATAGATTGACCGTTTGCACCAGCGCTTTGTATTGCTCATTGGTCAGACCGGCCGCGAAGCCTAGATCGGTTAATTGAGTTTTAAGATCATCACGAATAATCGTCAACCGCTCTGAATCGGTGAGAAAGTTTTTTGAGAAAGATGATGTCAGACTGGCCAATCGTTCCGGCCCGCCAGCCAGGTCAATAAATGCCGTCCGAGCTTCTATCGACATGTTCTTGATAAGTTCACGCGCAAATTGCGAGGATGCACCCAGATTCTTAGCAGATTCAGTCAGCGCGGAGAATTCAGCTCCCAGACGGTTAACCGTTTGGATTGCCGTCTCTCCACGCTTGGCGAAGTTATCCACTTCCGGCAACAGGCCACGGGCAAGGCCATCGGTAATGCGCGCGATCTCTTCCGAGATTTGCTCATCGGAAAGCATCTTGCCTTTCTCTGATACCAACTCGATAGTATGGCTGAAGTTATTAATGCCCTCGACACTCAAGCCCAGATCAGCTCCAATCTTGCGCAAACCATCGGAGGTTTGTGTTGTTGTCTCGCTAATCAACCCGAGGATATCTTTTGACACTCTAGCCAGTCCGGTGGCAAACTCATTGAGCTTGCGGTTGTCCGTTTCAATTGCGCCGGTAACCGCATCGACACGGGCAAAGTCATTCTTGTCGCTGCGGAATAAACCACCCTTCGCGACAAAGTTTGTTTGTAAAGCACCGCTTTGGAATCCTTCGGACCCGATCGTTGCGTTTAATTCTGTGTTTTTTTGCTTGAGCGGGCCACGTCCGAATAGTGCATTTACCAGCGGAACAACCGGGATGAAATCTCCCAGAATAGGAATATCGCCCACGAAATTAAGTGCTTTGCCAAATCCACCACCAAGCCTTTTATCTCCGGCAAATGATTTAAATAGTTGAGTAGCCGCAAACGCAGCAAGCAACGGTCCGGCCGCAGCTGCCATTGCAGACCCTGCGGCAGCACCCATAGCATTGGCACCGGTCAAGCCACTAGCTCCCCATAATGCTGACGCACCTTCAGCAGCAGCTGCACCAGTTCCACCCATAGCACCAAAAAAAGTACCAGCGGTTCCTGGCAACATTCCACCAACGCTACTCAACGCAGCAGGGATGCCGAAACCGCCGCGCATGAATGACATTGCGTTACTGCCTAAACTTGCAATGTTCAATGCATTCATCCCAGTGCCGCCGATTCCGCTTGCACTCGCCGCACCTGGTACCGCAAACATTGCACTCAGGCCAATTCCCTGCGCCAAACGCAATGCTGCAAATTCAGACAGGATTCTACCAATAGCGGTTTTGGTGTTGCGCCACATATCATCCAGGCCACCATTGAAGAAATCAAAAATGCTATTGGCAAATGTCGATTGAATATTGCGCCCTGCCTGGATCCATAACTGATCCATCTCGGTGGTGACTTGCCGGTTGACCGCGCCAACGTCCTGCAATTCCCGCTGCGCTCTATCAAGTGCTCGAGTGTAGGCTTCTACGCTTAGGTAGGGTTTGAGCCGTTCGAGTTCTTCCAGGGTTTGATTGTAGATTTCCTGCTTGGTGGCTACGCTGGCAGTGATGTCTCTGGCGCGTCTGGCTTCAGATTCGTACTGTTTCAGTTTAACCACTTCCAGATCAAATGCTTTTGTTTGTTTTTCGATTGACTGGGTGGTTGCGTTAACAGCAGCAGGAATTTTAACTTGGAAATCTATGGCTTTCTTGGTGCCCCCGGTATCCATAGCTTGCACAATTTTTTGTTCGCCGTTCAAGACGGTTTCCACAAACTTGTCATATTCTGCTCGGGATTTAATGTTGTCTTCTGCGAGAGCGTGGCCGATAAACTTTGCTCCGGAAAAATCCATATTTGCCAATGCAGTCAATTGAGCCGCACGCGCACCAATCTCCCTCCCCATTCCCCGGAAAGTGTCAACAACGGTGAAACCCGCAATAGCTAATCCTTTGAGTACCGCACTTGCAGCAGAACTAACAACGGAGAATGAGTTGATCTGTCCGGTGGAATTATTGACTGCGGAGGCAATGTTATTCAGAGTTGGCAGAAGGTCAACGGCCAGTGAGGTAAAGAATCCGGTCACTCTGGCTTTACCCAAAGCTAGCTGATCATTGAATAACGCAGCCTGGGCAGCGTTTGCTTGCGTTACTGCTGTGACATGATCAACACCTTGCGCCAGATTGTTAAGCATCGGCAATAATTCAGCGCCGCTTTTGCCGAACAGGGCTTGTGCTACGGCCGTCTTCCTGGTGCCATCTTCATATTGCTGTAGCGATCGTGCTACATCGATGTACACATCAGCCGCTGTTCTCAACTCGCCATTACTGTCACGGGCTGATACGCCGATGGCATCCAGTGCGCGAATTGCATTGGATGTGGGATCGTCGATCTCAGCCAGGCCTTTTGCGAGCCTGGTGATGCCTTGCTCTATCGGGTTAAATGCATCACCGAAATTCCGTGCGACTTGTTCGATTCTGGATAAATCTTCAATGCTTGATCCGGTTTTCTGCGCAGCATCATCCAGGCTGTTGAGAATATTGATGGATTCGGTAATGCGCGAGAATGCAGAATTCAACCCAACCACCGAAACTATCGCGCCCGCCACATTCCCGGCAACATTACCCAGGAATTCTTTTGCGCTATTGCCTGCCTTGTCGAATGAAGTCTGCGTATTCTTGGCGAACTTGAGCGCTTCCTGGCTGGATTTATCGAGACCTTGGGTGTACTCCGCATATTCAAGCGCAAGTTTTACAACCAGGCTACCCAATGCAGACATTATTGTTTCTCCCGGAAAACATCCAGCGCCGCTGATTCCATCATGCGCACATCCATAAACAGCGATGCGCGTTTTTTCTTTTTAACGGCTGACATTTTCATAGTGGATTCAAGCGAACCATAATTGATACCGTGAGGGTGACCGGCCGGGCTGATGTTCCACTGCGTACCCATTGCCAAAAACAGCAGGACGGACTCCCAGTTTTCCTCCCAAACTTCGCAGCCGTCTGAATCCTGGCCGCTGTAATTGCGCCGGGCTGCTTCAATAACTGCTTGCGGCGCATTGGCAGCAACCAGGCCATCGATAACATTCTGATCGATGCTTGGATTATCTTGACGGTCACCCGCCCAATAACGGGCAACCGCTTCTAGTTTTTTTCGCGCGCCTTAACGACTGAATTCCAAAATGCTATTGATAATCCATGCAAAGCTTCCGGGATACGAATCAACGCCTCAAGGTTGTCATCGTTAAATTCAACCGGTTGATTATCATCCGCAAGGAAGTCTTCCCATCCTGACAACTTCTTGCGCATCAAATCCTGCTGCGGCAATTTCCTCAGCTCATCCAGTTCGTCAACATCCGTGCGCAGGAAAGATGCTCTGAATGTCGAATGGTCATGCCCGCACTTTTCATTGGGTGTGTACACATCCACTTGAGCGGTGAACGTTGGTTTCTTGGTTATTTTGAATGCCATGATTTACCTTATTGATTATGTCAATGCGATCGACAATTCATCATTGCCGGTATCGGGAAGTAATTGCAGAGTCAGATTCAGCATTACCACGCCATCCTTATCCTGGTATTGCGGATTTGTCAGTTGCACCTTGGGTGCGGTGATAGTGAAGGTCTTGCCCGCACCACTTCCATGCGTCATTGATATGGCCGCAAGGGTGCCGTCTCGTGCGATGTTATGCCATGCCTTAGTTGCGACAGACGTCATAGGTATTGATATGCTGCCGGTAACACGCCGATCGGTGATCAGAACTTCTTCCAGGGTTGGCATGTTGCGATACACCACGGTATTGCCTAAATCCAAAGAGAATTGATCGAATGGGTTAGTGGCGCCATGCAAAGTGAAAGCGGTTGTATTTACTTTGTTCACAGCTTGCGGAGCCAGGAATGCGGAGTAATCGGAATCAGTCGGTAGCGCGGTATCCTGTGTGTTTGAATATAGGCCGGTGAGCTTGACACTCACCATCGGTATGCCCCGCGAGTTAAGCGTAAATGTCGCCGTCCCCATGCAGCCAATCATTTTATGCAGCAGACCATCCAGGAAGTAATAAATGGATACTGATTTGAAAGCGGTAGATATCGGCTCATAAGTAACACTGGTACCTGCAACGATGGTTTCACCAAACCCACAGGCTTTCAGCAACGCAGCCCAGCCTGGTACGACCCCTGCTGCTGATGCTCCGGCTAATTCAAATTCAACGGTCAGCTCAGAATGAGCAGAAACCTGCACGCTGCCTGACGAGCCCAGGTATGGTTTTACGTTATCCCGCTCCGCAAACTCTGCAACCACCGGCTGCACGTCAGATACTTTGGCGAGTATGGAATTGGCTGCTGATGTTGGTACGATATCAACGCCGTTTGTGGTTTCTTCTTTCACCGCTAAAACCACATTGCGCATTAGCTTTGCCATGTTTGCTCCTTAAGTAGTCGTTCGGATTCTAAAATTTTGGAAATAGGCATACACGCCCGGAAGCTCTTCGAAAGATGCATCGCCACTTTCTTCCTCAGTGATGAAACCGGTGATGGCTTCCATTGCTACTTGAATTGCCGCTTTATAAGTTGAGAGCTCAGCTTTGGTATAGGCGAAGGTGACTACCGTTATTACATGCTGCGTGTATCCACCACCTAGCACCCAATCTGATTCCGGTGTGCTGTCAATTTCAAACACGATGGCCGGAAAGGTTGGCTCCGGCGGCAGTTCGACCGCCCAGGAGTTAGCCAGCACAGCAGCCAGTGCTGTGGTGACTGTAGTTCCTATAGTCATGGGTTGTTGTATTTAACCAGGTCTTTGACTAGCCGATCTTCCATTGCGGCGATTGCTTCCGCACTTTTATTCGTCAGTGCTTTCTGGATGAATGGCGTTGCACTTCTGCGCTTGGTATCAAACTCAAGAAATTTCCAATAAAACGGATCATTCTCCCGGCGCGTAACCACTCTTCCACTCTTGCCAACTTCCAGGTATTTAATAATCTTCTTTCCATTGCCAAGGTCGCGCCCGTGACGAACGCCTAGGTTATATTGCTCCGTGCCTGACGGCGCATTCCGCTCCCGCTTAATAGCAATGTTCCGGAGGAGCGCCCCTGATTTTTTAAGTCCATAACCTTGGGCAATTGACCGCGCTTCTTTGCGCAACACCCCGCCCGCTGCGGCAACCATCCTGCGCGATGTCTTAAGCCTCATCTCAACATTCAGTTTCTGGAATTGCTTTGTCAATTCACCAATGCCTAAAATCTCGGCATTACCGGCCATGATTCCCCCCTGTATCACAGGTAATAATCAAATACTCATTGGCTTCCATGAAATTATTCACATGCCGGATGTTGTAATGCTTGCCGTTAAATACGATTCTCATTTGATTGGTCACCCCATCCAGGAAGTAGAGAGTAAATTCAGTGCGCGATTCCAATGTCCGGCCACCTTGCTGGGTGGTTGAACGCTCGTTGCCTGACAGGTTGTTGACCTTCGCCCAGATATTCGCCGCATAATCAGACCATGCGTCGACCATTCCGCCCTCAGCATCCTTAGCCTGGCTAAGTTGCTGGATGGTGATTTGTTTATTCAGTTGGCCTGCGCCCGGTACCGGCATGTTTATAAGTTATAAATTCGGTATGCGTTTAATAGATTATCGACAAACTCAAGTTTGCTACTTTGACCATTTACGCTGACAGACTCTCGATTCCGGAACCAGTGACTGATTTGCAATTTCATCCATTGCTTAAGCGCTTCCGGTACCGCATCTGCATTGGCATATCCAGCTACATAGCGGACACGAACATTGTTGATGCCGTTGTATAATTGCGGCCATGATTTGTTTGGCGCGATCACTACACGTGCGATTGAGTTGCTGGCGTTATCCAACACATACTCAGTGCTCGCCACCGTTTGCTCAGCTCCATTTGCATCGGAATATTTAACGCTAGTGATACTTGCGACCGGAACACGCTGCAAGCGCATTTCATTCATAAAACAATCCAAGGATAATTCCCAGGTCTGCGGCAACAGCGCCCGCCCTGTTTCCTCTTCACATAGATTTCTCGCCGCTTTAATTAAAGATTGAATAAGCTCATCCTCGGCATTGCTAGTCCACCGCAGATGAGCTTTAGCCTGGGCAAGTGTTATAGGCTCCAATGCCGGCGCGGTGATCAGTTTTTCTGGCATGAAAGATTATTTTTTGAGATGCTTTTTAATCACAGGATTTTTCAACGAAAGGCAGTAATCCACAGCAGATTGACTTGCATCAACGGATGATCCTAAATTTCTAATCACATTTGGATCAGCCTCGATAATGTTATCCGATTCAAAAAGCACACCGTCAAGAGTAAATCCACCCAAAACACGGGCGCGTTGCATAGTGCCTGTTTTCTCTTTTTTACTTGTCATCTTGGTTTTGCGGTGCAGCATCAGCAGGTTTTGGGCCAATGGCGGTAAACGAAGAATTTTCGAAAGCAATGATTTTCTGCCCAGAAACCAATTCTCCACTTTCACCATTTTTATGCTTGAACGTTATTGATTCAACTTTAGTCGGATCAATACCCGCCATTTCAGCAATCTTTTCCCGTCCTAATTTGCATGATGTCCGATCAAGCGATTTGCCAAGCTCGTGTTTACTGCCATTCACCGTTATTTTCATTTCATCACCTAAAGTAAAATAAGAATAATTTTATGTTCCGTTCATGATGGAATCACCACCATGAACGGCCATTTAAAATCAAACGGGCGGATTTGCGGTTGGCATGTTTGCAGGGTTTCCAAGGATAGCAACAGCAGACAACAACGCTGCACTGGCATTGCCCACAGGGGTAATGGTCAACCGCGTATAGCGTTTGTTTCCGATGTAGCCAAGCTTGCGGCATTCATTGTCATCATCGAACTGGAACGCGGCCAAGACTTCTGTACCTAGCAAATATTTATCATCTACCGCATTAGCTCCGGACATTCCAGAGTCGTCACTTTCTTCCAGCAACACGGTAAAAGTCGCATCAGCATCACCCAATGAACCGGTGGCAATTACATATTCCAGGGTATCGAATCCCTGGCGGTCGATTATTTGGCCTACTTGCGCAGTTGTATCAGCCACGGATACCGGGCTGATCACGCGCTTTACATCAATATTGTTATGTCCATCACGCATTATGTGTCTCCTAAATAAGAAACCCGCCGAAGCGGGTTTTATGGATATCTACAATCTATAAGTCGTAGGTTTAGCTTTCTGCGAATTTCATTAATTTTATCGCTTCAAAGTTTTTGATGCCGCCACCTACGCGCTTGCGGAAATTGAATTTCGTGGTTCCCTTGGTCGTAAGGTTGTCACGGATCAGAGTGATGCCTTTGCGGTCCACAATCCGGTAAGCGCGTTTGAAGTTTGCGTATGCAATAGAGTAGGAATTAGCTTCAATAACTGGCATGTTGTCATCGATCACTACAGGCGCGCCTAATACTAGGCCGGCGAATTGTCCTGTAGGATCAAGCTGAAACAGATAAAAATGTCCAGTTCCATCTTTGATCTGACGCACTTTTGCCAGACTGGTATCAGCCATCAGTAATTGCGCGTCTGTGCGATAGATCGATTTCAATGAATGAATAAAATCAATTATCTTATCGCCGGGATTGGATGCTGCAAATACGCCAGCTCCGCCAGATAGCACATAACCAACTTTACCCCAGGCGTAGGATGCATTTGCAACCATGGGGTATTTTAAAATACCGCGCGGTTTTTTTACCCCTGTGCCATTGATGAATGCATCGGCTTCTGCTTCTCCGAACCCTATGCCTGCTTCTTCTACGATGTCAGACTCAATATCAAAGTCAGCATCTTCCAGGGATTCGTTGTAAGCCCAAGGCTCGATTTCCATTTCTTCGGCTAGAATTTCAATTGCAGCATATTTTGCATTGGTTGTTTCGCCGCCCGCTTCACCCTCTCCAACCCAGCGCGCTGAAGTTCCGCTAGTTTTGACACGAGATTTCAACCCCATCGCCCCAATGGTGCGCACATCGGCAATATTACGTAATGCAGCAACAGTGCCTGCTACCCGATCAATACTGGCTTCCATTTCAGAATGGATCAGTAACCCGCCATCAACATCGGATCCGCGTTGGAATGCTTTTTTCTCCAATTCGGATAGATGATTCGCGTCGCCACCTTTACGCAAGAACTTTTGCAGCGCCGCTTTATATTCCAATTGCTCCGGCGTCAAACCTTTTGTGTCAATAGTTTGCGGACGATTGGCCTTCTTGGCCACTTCCTGAATATCTCTGCTGAGTTGCGTTAAATCGGAATCAATCTTTGCAACCTTTTCTACAGTGTCCGCAGGCGCATATCCTTTTTCTTCAATGGCCTTCAGCCTTGCATCATTGGCTGCTTTGTACTGTTCCCACGCATCGCCCTGTTTCTTTAGCAGATCGGTGATCTCGCCCATATTCGCCGTATCACCCATCAGGAATGGAAGTAATGTTGCAGCACCTAGTGCTTCAGGTGAAAGAATATCCGCAGCGGTAACGACGCCACAGGCTGTCAGAATAAACATAACACTCACGACAAATACAATTGTCGATAATCTGGATTTGAATAGAGATTTCATTAATTTTCCTTGAGGTTATTAATTGGAAAAAATTGCGATATTTCGTTTTAAATGTGCCGCCAGTTCATCCATTACCTCAGCGTCGCACTGATCTAAGGATTTGAATCCGTGAGCCAGAATTGCTTTTGACTCACTGCGAGAGAACCCGGCATCACGCAGGGCGCGCTCGGCTACTTTGATATTCAGCCCGCTTTTAACCGATAACACGCGAGCTTCCGTGTTTGCTGGAAACGTCACCAAAGACACTTCCATCAATTTAATCTTTGTTAATGTTCGATAAGCTTCACCTTGAGACGGATTGTCATTGCGCTTCCATTCAACAGGAATATAACCAATCGATAATCCGCTGATTGCGGGTCGGGGTGACATCTTCATCAACGTGTAGGCATCACGACCGCGTTCGATATCTGCCAGTATCGCATCCAACTTCAGACCGGTATCATCTTCGCCCATGTCGCTGATGATTCCGATCGGCGTCATATCTTCCGCAGTGCCAGACCAACCACCATGTTGGAGCAACAACGATGGCCATATGCCTGTTTTCTTAATTTCTTTTAATGTCTCCCGGAAAGCGCCCTTCTGTATCGCGTCACCATAGCTATCAACATTGCCGAACACAGCGCCGTATCCGGAAAACTTCATCTCTTTGCTATCGACTTGATCCTCTCCGGTACCATCAGAGAATTTCAATTCCATCAGGTTGCAATTAAGATGCTGTATCGCCATTGTCATTTCCTTGCTTGTCTGAATTGTCGGGATCTTCTGTTAATGAACCACTGCCGGGCTGTTCTGTATTCATGGCCACACGGTATTCGTCGCCGCCTTCATACGGGTTCATTTCTTCCAAATCTCTGACTTCGTTCGGATTCATCGCGCCTATGCTGCACATTTTGGTATAGTAATCCGCGCGGTCTTTGGTGGCGCCCTGCATAAGAGCATTAACCACAAATTTTGGGTAATAACCTTCTTTTCTTTCCGCCCCAGTAAGTAAGTTTACTGATGCTGACTGGCTAACCCGTGCATACCAGGATAGAAGCGTGTATTTTACATGCGCGCCAAACATTGCTTCGGCAGAAGCATAGGTCGCCGCTTTGTCCGAGTGGCCGATCATGATTGGCATCACACGTGCGCTTCTGCAGATTTCTTCAACCTGAAATCGCCTTTGCTCCAAATGCTGGCCATCTACACCGGTCATCGCTAATGATTGCCACTTCAAGCCACCATGCAATATTGCGGTTCTATAAGCGTTTTCATTTCCTCCCTGCATTGACTGCCAGGCTTCTCTTAAATCATCAACCGTTTCCTTCTTTAGGGTTGAGTCGGTTGAGAGTATGCCGCCGGTACGAGCGCCATTGCTAAACATCCTTGCGCCATGTTCTTCTGCTGCCAGTGATAAACCGATAGCTTCGCGCGCCAGTTTTACCGCTTCCATACCGATTACCCCATCCCAGGATGGCCCACGGATATGCCACATGTTCTCGGAGGAAACCTTAATTAATCCGCCTTTGCCGTCATATACTTCAAAGCGTCTATCCCAACCATCCCTGACAATCCGCACGCTTTCAGGAGTAAATGGCAATAGCTCTACTATTTCGCCGCGCAGTCCACGCACTTTATATACATAGGCATTGAAATGGATCGCTAGGTGAAGACCGATTTGCTCTCTGAGTTCAAATGATGTTTGCCATTCATTTGGCCTTAGATAAAGTAATTCATATAAAGAGTGATCATCAGCAATATCCGATCCGCGGCCGCTAGATCGTTTTTTGTATAACTTGAAGGGAACCTGCGCCAATCCTTCGGCAATGACTCGCGCGCATGCAAATACAGTGCTAACACGTAATGCATTGCGCCAGGTTACCGATACACCGCTCTTGGAATTTGTTGTGCCAAAAATCTCTTTGTACAAATCCCTGGCGTTGATTATGGATTCACTTTTCTTGCCCCACGGAATCAGTGATGATATTGAAAAACTCATGAGCACCTTATAGAACAAATATTCCGGGTTCGGCAGATTCTGTGGATTCATTACCTAACGCAACACCGGCACCCATCACAGCAGCAACCATCAGATCAATACGGCCGGTCGATTTGTCTTTTGCCAATTTCCTGTTCTCCGCTGAGTCGCTGACGGTGACTGCATTAGCAGCGCACCAGGTAAGTATTGGATGGCCGTCATGGACTACTTCACAGTTTAATAGCGCGGCCTCGAACATATCCAGAGCCGGGCTCATGTCTTTAAAACCTTGTCCGAATGGAATCATTTCCGGTAATGGAATGCCTTCATCTTCCGCGAGCTGAATCAAATCTTCTATCCGCCACCGGTCAAACCCAAGTTTCTTAATACAGAAATGATTCTGCAATTCCGCAAGCCTGCGCAGTATGGCTAGTTTACTGATTGCCCTGCCCGGTGTTGTCTCAAGATATCCATCCGCTTTCCAGCGTAGATATGGCACTCTGTCTGTTTCTTCTTTTCTTAGCAGGTCATCATCCGGAAGCCATGATATTGCTATTAGCTTCCAGGGTTCGCCAGGGTTAACCGGCTCAATCCACAACACCAATCCTGTCAGATCAGTTGTTGATGAAAGATCAAGTGCGCCATATGCATTGCGGTCTTTTAGTTCATCCCACCCATATTCACGCTGCGCGCCCATCCAGACATCGCGAGATATCCAGGGTGATTCTGCTTCCGTCCATTGGCAGAAGGACAACCGCCTGACGATTGCTTCTTTGCTGGGCATGCCCTTTGCTTCGCGCACCTGTTCTCTGATATAGCGCTTTCCGGGTATTCCGTACTTTAAGCTTGGGTTAGCTTTTGGCCAGCATCTTTCATGCTTGAAAGGATCGTCACCATCATCCAGCGCACAGATGTATGCAAAGAATGAATCATCGGTTAATTGACCTGATGCAACTTTTATTCCGTAATCATGATTCGAACGGCAAGGTCCATACCTGCTTGAACCGCTATTCGTGATTTTGAATATCATTGCCTGCTTGCGGCTTTTGGTACCAGCGCGCATCATTTCTTCGGCAACGTTAGTTTTATGTTCGTGCAGTTCGTCAATCAATCCGATATGCGGACGCGGTCCTGATTGACCATCATCGGACGATATCGGCCGGAAGAAACTCCCCGTCTTATGATATGCAAGATTCCATACTGACTGCCCTACTCCGCTTTTGATTAACCGTCTGGCGAGTGCTGTCGACTGGTCAACCATTGCTACCGCGTCACGAAATAGCACCATAGCCTGGTCTTTTTTTGTCGCGGCCGCGTAAACTTCCGCGCGCTGTTCTCCATCCGCAACCAAACCATATAAACCGATCCCGGCAGCTAGTGGCGATTTACCAGAGCCCTTTGCTGTTTCTACATATGCAACACGAAACCTTCGATACCCTTCCTCATCCACCCATCCGAATAAGCTGCCAACGATGAATGCTTGCCAGTCGTTTAGTATGAATGGCTCTCCCTCGTACTCCCCGCCATTAAGCCGCAATACATCTTCAAAGAAACCAATTACTCGTTTGACCAATTCCAGGTCGAAAAAAAAGCCCCGTTTAGGAGCTTTGATCAAATCATCCAGGTGTCTCTGGCATGCCGCTCGAACATGCGGCCCTGCTATTATTTTTCCTTTCAGTACATCCTTGGCGTATTTGGTGACCGGATCACGTGAAGTAATTGGAACCAGTTTCACCGAATAAGTCGCCCTGTGGTTGAATCGCAATTCTTGTTCTGGCTGCAGGTGACATTCCAAACTGCTGCATCACCGCCATTGCTTGCTTGAAACTCATGGATTGGATTGTTGTAGCCATCCATTTATCTTTTTTTTCGTCATCTGAACCAATTGATTTACAGTCGACATCAATTTCAGCTGTCAATTTTCTATATCTTGCAAGAGCTTCACATCCTAAGGACAGCATAGGAATATCAATCTTGGTTAGAAGTTTTGCCTTTCTCAAATCAGGAACAATCTCATCCCAGACTTGCGCAGCTTCCACAGTCAAAAATGACGGAGCCGCCAGGTCGTTTAAGTATTCCGGATCTGGTTCCTGTTTGTTGGTGGAACGCTTACCGCGATTTCCCTCAACGATTTTCAGGGAGGTTGGTTTATGTGTCCTTGCCATAATAAATCAATCCGAAAACTACTAACCCCCCCTATAAATTACGCGGTTATGCGCAAATGAA